CTGCTTGCAATTCTGTGTGTACACCCATTGCGAAACCAGTTAAGGCTTTGTCCCCCTTAGAATTTCCTTCAAACCAAGTATTGTTTTTCCACCACTCCATAGCTTGCGGTGGAGGCTGTTGTTTCTGTTGTTGTTGATTGGGTTCAAACTCTTCAGCTTGTTTTCTTTTTGGAGGAGTATAGTTATCGTATCTAAACTTCTCATTCTGAAGGTTTGTCAGATTTTCCTGTGCATCAATAAGAGCATCAGTGTCACCTACTTCATGAGCTTCTTTAAGCTTACCTTTAGCCTGAGCGATTTGTGAATCGATCCTGCCTTTTGCCTGATCAACAAGAACGCCCTCGCTTTTCTCAAGAGTTTCTTTAAGCTTATCGTTCTCTTCTTTAATTTTTTGAGCGTAGCTTACTGCCTCTTCTTTTAGTTTAGCAGCTTCTTCCTTAGCTCGCCTCTCTTCATGAAATTCCCACTTCATTTTCTTCAGGCGCTTCTGAACGCCCTCGCTATAAGATTCTAGCTCTTCATCATTGGGAATGTCAGGCTCTGCACCTTCCGCTCTTCTTGCTCTACCCTTGTCTTCTTCAGGGGTATCGTCAACGATTTCGACCTCTACTTCAGAAGAAGTCTCTTCTTCCTTTTCTACCCCTTCAACATCTTGTGTTTCAGTGGCATCAAAATCAATATCTTGTTCTGCAGCTTTATTCATACTCTTGTATACCCCCTTGGATCATCGACAACACCCTCCACGGTATCATCGTTTATAAGACGAAACTCTTTTCCCGATACTTTAAATCTAGTGCCTGAGTACGATCTGAAAATAACAAAATCGCCCTCTTTGCACCAAGCCCCGTTAGGAAACCTTTCCTTGTCGGAGTAAGCATCTGGCCCTGATTTAATAACAAAACCAATAATTGAAGCTGTTGATTCGTCTTTGACAAGTCCATCAGGCATGATTACTCCGCCCTGTGTCTTCTCATCGATCTCTGGAAGTGCTATCAGAAGTCTATATCCCGTAGGTTCTGGTAGCTTTGCGTGAAGGTCATCCCCTACCTTCGTATTATCGACTTTAATTGTCGCAACCATATTGCACCCATTTGCAGTGATTTAAAGGTTCACAGTTACCTTGCGCGGATTATCCGCGAATAATCAGAACTTAACTAAAAAGTTTTTAGCTTTCAATATATCTTTTTTCAATTTCCGATAAATCTTCTTCTATAATTCTAAAAGCTTCGTACTTTCCTGTTAGCTTGACGTAATCTTCTTGCGTTTTAGCACCGCCCTCAGCAAGAAAAAGTTCAATTGAACTTTTGTATTCAGCTATCTTACCTTTGATTACTAGAATTAATGGATCAGTCACTGGATTTATCAAGCTCTCTGGCTATTTCTAATCCTAGCTTCGTTCCCTCGCGTTTATCTTTACGCTGCTCCTTATCTAGCTCTGTAGCAATCCTAGCACCAATAGATGCACCTGCACGTTTGTTCTCAGATTTAATTCTTTCAGCCTGTAGATCCAAGTTACCGATCTTGGTTGTTGCATCCAGATCAAGACTTGCTCTATCCATTTCCATTTTGTGCTTAAGCTCTTGCTCTTTGATTGCAAGCTCTCGCTGTTGGATCTGTGTAAGTGGATCTTGCGCTGCTTCTTGTGCTTGTTGCTGTGCAACCTCTGCTTGATTTTTGCCGAGTAGCTTCTGAGCTGCGTCTGCCGCAAGACGAGAGATCTCTTCTTCTGTGTCTTCTGGAAGCGCTTGATCTTCGCTTGGCATTTCCACACCTAGCTGTAGCTGTATCTCTTTGCGATACTGATAGGCAACGTGTTCGGTTATGTGTGATGACATTGCGCTCTGTATCGCCCCTGCAAAGGGAGACTGACCCACGATCTGCTGTATCTTTGGATCTTGCATTGCTGCCATATGCACTTGGATGTGTGCCTCGTGATCCTGATACATAAACGCTTTGACAGGCTCTTGTTTCAAAATAGCCATGTTTTCTGAAACTGGATCTTTTGGTTTGATGTCTTCTGGAAGCTTAATGATGTCGGCTGCTTCACTAATTCCCAGAACTTCTAGCATCTGCCTGTGTAGTTTTCCCATGTCGTATAGTTGCGGTGCTTGCTGTGCAAGCTGAAGTGCCGCCTGATACTGCATCACCCTTTGTGACATTGTTGCTGCATTTGGATCTGAAACGGGAATAACATCAATACGACCATCAAAGTCTTCTGTTCTGTTAAACTCGCCTTCAATCTCATAGGAATACTCTGAAGCCATATTGTCGTGAATTATTTTAGCGAGTATTCTTAGTTCCTGCTTAAGTGCAGCATGTAGTCTTGCTTGCACCCCAGACATCACTTTCATGGATCTTTCCATGAGAGCTAGGGTTGTTCCTACTGGAGCCTGTGGGTTTGTATCGCCTACCTGTACATCGGCAACAGAACCTATTCTGCGCCCTTCTTCAACGATATTTCCGAGTAGCGAGTAGAGTACGCTTGATGGCTCTTTATAAGGAATAAATGTAATTGAGTCACGGATAGCACCGCCCGGTACGTCCACATCCCTAAATTCGCCCGGCATGAGAGGCGTATCATCACCTTTGATACGGAGACCGCGAGCTTTAAGACCTGCAGGTAAATTCGATAGCGTACCCGCATCAATAAGTTGTCGAAGTATTGAGGTGGCTGATTTCGCCAAGCCTCCAATGAGGTGAATAAGTCCTGTGCCGTAAAATCCCAAGCCCGGTAGGTATCGGTAATGTACGAAATGCATACGTTTCTTTTTCTTTTCATCGTCCTCGTACCAGTTTCTTCTGATGGATAATACTTCTCTTGATGACTTATCGATTGTAATTACATAGGGCCGAGCAATCCCATCAGGATCATCAAACTCTTCTGGCATGTTCATATCGACATGCATCTCCAGAATTGTATGGCGGTCATCATCATCAATGACCGCCTCTTCGCCATCCAACTCATCGTACTTTTGCTTAATATCAGAGTAGTCTGGTTCAGGGTCTGGAAGATCTACATCACGGTAGAAGCCGTTTACCTGTAGCTGTAGAACCTCATTCGATGTTTTTTTCATCACATGCGTGTATCTTGGGCATGTTTTTAAATCTGATGCCCCGTAAGACACAACGAAATCCTCTGATGGAACGAACATAGAGCATGGTCTTTCCATCAATGGATCGTAATAAACTTTCTTAAATGCAGAACCTGCAATGGGGAGCTTGAATAGCATCTGCTCCATCTCATCGCGGTACTCAGACATTTCTTCGGTAAGCAAATAGTTCATCTCGTTTTCTACACGAAATGCCTGATCTTTCTTTTCGGTGTCACTCTTTCCAACAATTTTAGTTCGCACTGGCCCTGAAGCAGGGAATATCTCTCCCATAGCCTGTGCTTGGAAACGAACAACAGCTTCCGTAAGTATCGGGTGAAACACCCCTGAAGCACCCGCCCACGGCTGCTGTCTGTCCTCGACCTTCATTCCTAGAAGATCTAATCCCTTGACGTATGCCCTCGCCCAATCTGACCTGCTTTCCTGATCTGACTGAAAGTCAGAAACAAGATCGCTTGCCATTGACTGGAGAACATCCTCATCAATAACCTCTGCAAGGTTTTGATCATGGCCTTCGCCCCCTAAAAGCTCTTCGCTAATGTCTCCTTCAAAATCGATAATGATGCCGCCATCCTCTGTCTCCATAGAAACGGCTTCAGGATTGACTATTTCAACCTGCACTGCCTCTTCCTGATCATCATCCTCTAATTCGAAGGGTGTCATTTGCTTTTCGATTGCCATGATCTGTCCTTTGCAAAAGTTCTTTCATCAGTATAGCAGAACAATTAATAATATTCTACTGGTCTTCTATAACTTGGCTCGTCATCCCATTCATCAGTTGGAGATCTAATCCAACCGCCTTGGCGGAAACGTATCAATGCTTGTGACATCGAGTCAACATAATCATCGTGATCTCCCGCAGGGAAAGAAGCCACCTCTTCAATCACCTCGTCTGCAAACCTAGTATCTGGACACCAGACAATACCACTGGCAAATAAGTCAGAAACTGCGTTTACACGAGCTATCTTATCTTGTCCTCTTGATGGAGTAAACTCTGTAACGGGTAATCCCATAGCTCTAAGTTCGAATATCAAAGGCGCACCAGACGCTTTTTTCTCCACCACAAGCTGATCTGGCTCATATTCCCAGTATTTGTCGTATGCAGCCTTCTTCAGTTCTGGAAACTCTAGCTTTTCTTTGTATGCGTCTAGCATAATCAGGTTAGGAGCCATCTCTCCCGTGTCATCTGGGTGATAAAACACCCCCCATGTTGTTACAGCGCTGTAGTCAGAGCGTTCTGTCTTCAAAAACGCAGTATCCCACGACTGGATGATGGCTTCGCAAGCAGGTGGGTGGCTTTTTTCCCAATTTCTCCACCATTCTCGCTTAATTAACGCCCCTTCTTCCGATGTGGGGTCTTGTTGGTACTGTGCAGACCACTTCCCAACAGGGATTTCGGCCTTAATCGCCTCTAGTTCGTCCTGTTTCCAAAACTCAGGCCATAATGGTTGACCAGAAGGCATAA